CATTTGATGCAACTGGTGCAGGCTCACTCACAGTTAAGTCAGTTGTTTATGGATACTCAGCATTCTCTGCTGGTCGTTATCCTGCAGCCGCTTCTATCATTAGCGGAACTGGCTTAGTAGCACCAACATTCTAAGTTAGATTTGCGTAGGGTTGGGATTCGCCTAACCCTATCGCAATACTTAGAGTAATCTAAGGGAGTAGGCTAGCGAACGCCCCCGATTTGCTAGCCTACTTTTAAAAGAGGGAATATGAAGAAACTTAAGAAGATATTTAGAATTAAAAAGGAAACGGCAACAGCCCTACCTAAAGTAGAGAAAGCCATGTTGCCTAAATTGGAGAAGAGGATCAAATGAGCCAACCAAGCACTGTATATTGCACGTTGTCCGATGTTAAAAATGCTTTGCAAATTGAAGACATTATGGACGATACTGCTATTCAGGCTGCTATTTTGGCGGCAAGCAGAATGATTGATGATTATTGCCAGAGATTCTTTTATAAAGAAGGAACACAAGCATCTCCAGCTACAAAATACTATACAGCATATAGTCCTTGGTATATAGAAACAGATGATATCGTTCAAATAACAGAATTAGCATGTGATCCAGATTTTGATCAATCATATGCCCAAATATGGGAAGTAACTAATCCACCATTAGATATTATGTATGAACCTGTCAATAATCCATCAAGAGGATGGCCTTGGACAAGAATATTAGCAATTGGATCTTATGTATTTCCATATTTCTTCCCACAGACAGTTAGAATTAAAGGTATATTTGTATTTCCAGAAATCCCATATGAAGTAAAATTAGCTTGTCAAATTCAAGCAGCAAGATTATTTGTAAGAAAGCAATCACCATTTGGAATTGCTGGATCTGTAGAATTAGGTACTGTAAGATTAAACTCTAGATTAGATCCAGATGTAGAAATGCTTTTGAAGACATTCCGTAGAAATAAGGGATTGGCATATTAATGATTAAAATAAGTAAGGTAAGAGATGCGATTGGATATAATATCCAAAATATTTCAGGCATCCGTGTATATGACACTATTCCAGATGTGGTAGTTCCACCATGTGCTGTAGTTGGCCAATTAGATTTCACATTTGATATTGACAATGCTAGAGGTTTAGACCAGGCATCTGTTGATGTTTATGTGATTGTTCAAAGAATATCTGAGAGAGCTGGTCAAGATAAACTTGATGAGTTCTTAGCTGGAACTGGTCCTAAATCAATTAAGACAGCCATTGAATCAGATAGAACTTTGGGCGGACTTGTAAATACCCTGAGAGTAATTACTGCTGAAAATGGTACATATACTTCAGGGGATCAGACATTTCTATCTTATCGTTATAACCTCACAATTTGGGGATAGGAGAAATAATGGATTACATAGTAACCTCAAATAAAAAAGTTTGCGGTAAGGTAAAAGATGAAAGACTTACCGAAAAAGAATTGACTGATGCAGGTGGAAATGTTGAATTTCTAATTGCAGCAGGACATATCGCACGCGCAAATAAAGTAGTAGAATACAAAAAAGAAGAACCAAAAAAAGAAGAAATAAAAGAAGAAGTACAAGTGCTTGAGGAAGAAACTGAAGCATTTGTTTTTAACAATGAATATCACGAAGGAGATAAATAACAATGGCTCGTATAGTACTTACGAATGTTGAAGTTTTGGTTGGAGCAGTTGATCTTTCTGATCATGTATCCAGCGTAACAATTTCTTCAACTTACGATGTTCTTGAGACAACAGCATTTGGCGCAGGCAATGTTCCACAAGCTGCAAAATCACGAATTGCAGGTCTTGCTGATAACTCAGTAACCCTTGAATTCCACCAAGACTTCGCTGCTGGCGAAGTAGAAGCAACAATTTACCCACTATTGGGAACAGTAGCACCAATTAAGATCAAACCAACACCTGCTGCAAATGCTGCAGATAATCCTCTCTATGAGTTTAATGCTGTTATCTCTGAGTGGACACCACTAAATGGTGCAGTTGGCGAACTCGCTACAGCATCAGTTACATGGCCAGTTACAGGTGCAATTACTAAGGATGTAACTCCGTAATATGGCAAAAATAGTTCTAACGAATGCTTATGTTGTATTTGAGGGTACATATGATTTTAGTGATCTTGTATCTAGCATAACGCTTTCAACTGTACATGATGTTTTAGATGTGACTCCTGTTCAAGAGGGAATCATTTATAAAGAAGTCATTGCAGGTGTTGGAACTAACTCAGTACAATTTGATTTCTATCAAGATTTTGCCAATAACTCTCTTGAAGAGTTTTTTGGCGGTGTTCCACCATATAATGTGGAACCAAATCGTATAGGAACAAAAGTATCTTGTGTAGTTAGGCCAATCAATGCGCCTAAATCTGCAACAAATCCAGAATATCAGTTTGAGGCATTAGTAAATGAATGGACTCCGCTAAATGCGGCGGTAGGACAATTAAGTACGGTATCTGTGAACTGGCCTATTTCTGGTGAAAACGTTAAGGATATAACTCCTTAATTTAAAACTAATTAACCTTTAAAAGGGGGATTAACAATGGATGGATTAAAAATAAAAGTAAAGACCACAGATGGACAAGAAGGCTTATACAGTCTTCGTCCAAAAACTCTTGTTGCATTTGAACAAAAATTTAATAAGGGTTTCGCCAAATTGCTAGTTGAAGAACAGAAACTAGAGCATATCTATTTCTTGGCTTGGGCAGCAATGAAAGACAGTGGTAAGGTAGTAAAGCCTTTTGGTGAAGCATTTCTAGACACTTTAGAAAGTGTAGAGCTAGAATCTGACCCAAATTCCGAATCCACAGAGATAGCCTAACCTACACGGTAGCAATGATCTCTGTGGAGACGGGGCTTTCTCCAAATGATTTACTTGAAGCGCCTGACGGTGTTTTAGAAGCAATAGTTATTTATCTCAAGGAGCGATCCAAGAATGCGGGCAGGAAATGAGTACTGAAGGCCGAATAGTGTTAACTGGACAAAAGGAAACACTAAAAGCGCTAGAAGAATTTGACAAAGATGCTGTAAAGGCATACAATAAACTTGTTAATTCTGAATTGCGTAATGCTAAAAAAGATGCATTAGGATTTGTCACAGGAGAACCTCCATTAAGTGGATGGAATACTCAACCTGCCCGCAATCCTCGCACACGTGGTGGTGCTGGATGGCCAGCGTGGGATCAAAGTATTATTAAAGCTGGAATAAGTGTAACTAAGGCTGAAAGAAAAGTAAGAAGAGACTACACAACAAATGCTGGTGCATTAAGAAATAGATCAGCAGCAGGTGTTATATATGAATTAGCAGGTAGAGAAAATAAGCAAGGAAACTTTATCAAAAATATAGAAGGTAAGGTAGGAAGTGCTTCCCGCTTAGTTTGGAAGGCGGTAGATAAAAATAGACCAAGGATTGAACAAAATGTCTCTAAGGCATTAGATGAATTAAAGGCAAAGTTACAACAGAATTTAAATAAGAGGAGGATTTCTTAAATGGCAGTTGGAGCAGTAATTGCAAGAATCCTTACTCAATATTCTGATAAGGGTTCTAAGCAAGCACAAAAAGACATTAAAAAGCTTGGCAAAAATATTGATGACATGGCCAAAAAAGCAACTAAGGCTTTTGCCGTTGCTGCAGCAGCTAGTGCTGCATTTGCCGTCAAAATAGGAAAAGATGCCGTAAAGGCAGCAATAGACGATGCTAAGTCTGCAAATGTTCTTGCTCAGACATTAAAAAATGTTACTGGTGCTACCACAGAAGGAATTGCAGCAGTAGAAGACTATATCAAAAAGCAACAAATGGCTGCCAATGTTGCAGATGATGAGTTAAGACAAAGCCTAGGTGCTTTGATTGCCGCAACTGGAGATGCCACTCTTGCAATGGATTTGCAGGGCGTTGCTCTAGACACAGCTGCGGGTACAGGAAGAGATTTACAGACAGTCACAATGGCCTTAGTAAAGGCTCAGCAGGGTAATCTTGGAGCTCTAAAGAAGCTTGGAATACCTTTAGATGACACAATTATTAAGAATAAGGATTTAGCTGCAGCTATAGCAGTTCTAAATAAGACTTATGGTGGACAGGCGGAATTACTAGGAGATACAGATCCACTAAAGAGATTACAATTAGCATATGGAGAAATCCTAGAAACATTAGGATATGCCCTATTACCAGTATTAACAGAATTTGTAGAATATTTACAATCAGATGTATTGCCTGCTATTGAAGAATGGATTATTCTAAATGAAGAAAATCTACAGCAAGGTCTTCGTGAAGTTGTAGAAATTATCAAAGAATTAGCAAGCAAGGCAGTAGATTTTGCTAAATTTGTAAATGCAAATAGAGAATTAATTGCAGGTATTGCTGGTGCTTTAGCAGCATTAAAAGCATATTCAATTGCTTTAGCTTCATTAACAGGTTTAAAGCTTGTTGCTGATTCAGTAAAAATAATGGCTACAGCAATATTTGGAACTGGTGTTGCTGCTGGAGGTGCTGCACCTAAAGTTGGTCTATTTGCTAAATTTGTAAGAATGCTGGGTACAGCAGTAGTATTCTTAGGTAAAGCATTTATGGCTCTTCCTGGGCCTTTGAAATTAGTTATTATTGGATTAACGGCAGCTACCGCAGCTTATTCTAGAATAAAGGGAAGTATTGATGGCGCTAATAAATCCGCTATTGATTTTGCTACTACTCAAAGATTAAGCGCAAATGCACAAAAGAATGCAATTCTTGATGGATTTAAGTCAATTGAAGAATCAACTAAATTGGCAAATGAAAGAGCAGCATCAGAGGCTAGACTAGCCAAAATTCGTGCTGCAAATGCTGCAAAAGAAAGAAAAGATGCTTTACTACAGGCTAAAATTGATACAGCTGTAGCAGCAATTAGAAAGTCTTTAAATCTTAAAGGCGAAAATGCAATAGATGCTGAAAAAGATCTAAAGCAATTAAATGCAGCAGAGGCATTATTAAAGAGACAAAAAGAAAATAATATTATTGATCTTGAGCGTATCGAGGCATTAAAAGAAGAAGTTCTTTCTCTTGCTGTTAGAAATGATTTAGCTTCTAGATATGTAGATATTCTTCGTGTTATTGCTGATGAGAAAATTACTGAGGCAGAAATAAAGGCATTAGCTCTTGGCTGGAAGCTTCCAGAAGAGGCAGTTAGAGCCTATCTAATTCAATTCCAGGCAGTTGCTGATGGCAAGATTAGCGATGATGAAATTATCAAGCTTGCTATGTCATGGGGAAGCACTCAAGAGCAAGCAGCCAAGTATCTTGATTTCTATCAATATCTAAATGATGGATTCCTCAGCGATGCTGAAATTAACAAGTTAATGACAAAATGGAAATTAACTCAAGATGAAGTATTAAAATATGCTGACTTTGTTGGAATTGTTAATGATGGCAAATTAGACTATGCTGAAATTATCAAGATTAAGGATAAGTGGAAATTAACTACTGATCAAGTTGTTGATTACATTAAGAAGATTGGTGCTCCTGTTTCTTATTCAGGTACTCTGATTGATGCTGCCAGAGCAGCAGAACTTGGATGGCTAAGTGCTATTGCAGCATTAGAGAGATATCTTGCTCTCCTAAA